GCCGGTGCTGACAGTGGCTTCACTCACGCCGGAGGCGGAGGTGTTGAACGTCTGAACGTTGGTGGAGCTAATCACGCTCACGCCGAACAGTTTGCCAGTTTCGCCCTTGAAGATTTGATCCGGGGCGGAGTAGCTGGAGACCTTCAACCAATCGTCGTCCTGCTGGAGATCGCGGATAACGGCAGGGTGCGCCACGAGGGCGTAGCCGTCCTTGATCTTGGGAGCGCGGGCGATGAACAGGCTGGTCGCACCGTCCAGAAGGTCGGTGGCGGTCATGCTGCTGTTGGGGGTGGAGGCCGTGCCGAAGGTCGTGCCGTTGGTGCCGTTCTGGGCATAACGAGCGTAGGACTTCACGGCAACGCCAGTGCCAGTGCTGGTCGAGGAATCCTGAACCAGAGCGCGGTGGCAGAGGGTGTCGGCGTGCAGCGCGGCGTCTTCGCCGAGTTGCTTGGTGGCCTGCGCGAGGTGCGAGAATAATTCGGTAGCCAGCAAAACATCGGTGAGGATGATTTTGGAACCGTATTGCACCAGCGTGGCTTCGACCGAGGAGAGCGTCAGATCGCGCTCGTCACCGCTGGAAGGCGTGGTGCCTTCGGAAAGGTTGGCGATAGCGCTGATGCTCGGGTCTGAGAACCGGAAAAACCGGATCGTCTTGTTCCCACCCGTTTTGGTCGGGTAGGGGGTTTTCATAGCAAACTGCTCCATCTGGAGCAAGGGGAGCGCACGCTCCAGCAACGCCTTCGAGAAGTACGTCTGGAACTGCGCGGTTACTGAACCAGTAGTGACCATTTTAGTTTATATCCTTTGCGACTAACCGTTCCGATCAACCTCGCCCGCCATCCTCATCAATTCACGTTCCTGCTCGTCTAGCGAGAGTTCGTGAAAAGCCTTGGTCTTGGCCGGACCTGACGGTTGACCCGAAGCCGGGGTCGTCGCTTTTCTGAGTTGAGCAATTTCTCGCTCATACTCTGCAACCTTCTTCTCCAAACCAGATGCGGCCTCCGACTTGATGCGCATCTTGGCAATCTGAACCGCATCGTTGATCCCGGCGGGATAGTTCCGCAGGATCGCGTGCTGTTCCAGCATTTGAGACACGGCCTTGTAGAGGGAGCTTGAGGAATCCTTAAGTTCGGGATTCTCCTCAACCTCTTTGAGGAGATTCCTGTCCCAAGCGGATTTCATCTCCGTCTTGGTCTTCTCCTCAATCTCCTTTCGCTCTTCCGCTTCTACTTCCGAGGCTCTTTGCTCTGCAATCTGCGCAAGATCGTCGCGGCCTTCGCCACGATAGTTCTTTGCCGCTTCCCGGTAATCCTCCGGGCTAAATTTTCGACTGCTTTGCTTTGCCTCTTCCTTAGGAGCCTCTGGAGTCGTCCTTGCATTTCGCGCCGACTCAAGGGCTTCTCGCTCTGCCTTGAGTTTAGCTTTTTCTGCTTGGACATCTTCCCACTCCTTCTGGAGTCGCGATTTGGCCTTCTCATACCTAGATTGCTTCTTTTCGGAAGCCGAATCTGGCTTGGAATCTTCTGGTTGCGTTGTTAGAGAACTTTTCGCTTCCTCGGATTTCTCCTCGGTTGCGGGAGCCTCACTCGAGGCTTCCTGTTTTGGTTCGGCTTCTTCCGCAGACGTGGGCTTCTGCTCGGTACTTCCACTAACCTTATCCGTTTCAGTTGTTGCCTTGGCTTCGTCCTTCTTGGGTTCGGGATTGTATTCCCGGCCCTCGTCGGCTGCGGCAGCCATTGCAAGAATTTCCGTTTCGGTAAGATTTCCTGAATCCGCCATTTTGACCCTTTCTTACACTCTTTGGCAGGGGAGTCATTCCTGCCGGGAGGTTAGTTTGCTACTGGTTCATCGGCATCGTCCCCGTAGCCCGGGACGGCCGAGTTTAATTTTGCGGTTGCAAGCGACTCAATGGTCGCAACACAACCACGGAAACCTTTAGCATACCCGCACGCCTCCGCAAGTGCTTCTTCTTTCTTCATCACGGCGGCAGCATTCTGGCGCAAAGTTAGGTTCAAAAGTATAAGACTAAGCTTCTGTCCGGCCGGCGTACCCATGAAAGACTTAAGCGCCCGCTCATCCTCATCGAGCCATTTAGGTTCCTCAACCCACTCTTGGTTGCGGATGAAGGCTAGGATTGCACGCAGCTTCCTCATGGCATCAGCGCCCAACTGTCGCCTTGGAAAAGGACGAACTTCGCATCTTTGTAGATTTCGCCCAGAGCCTTCTGTACTGCCGGGAAACTCCAATCGTGTCCAGCCATGATCCCACCCTGACGTAGCTTCGGCTCCCAGCCCTTGACGTCTGCCAGCACCGCCTCATACCTGTGATCGCCGTCAACATATACCAGATCCAGCGAACCATCGGCAACAAACTCCAAGGCGTCAAGGCTTTTCCCACGGCTGAAAGATACGTTACCAAGGGGCTTGGTACGGTTCTGGAAAGCCTCGAAAACAAACTTCATGGGGCATTGCTGGCTTGCGACGTCACCGATATCATACCCGTTGATCCAAGGATCAACCGCAAGCACGGTCTTGAAGTATTTGGCGATAACCTCGGTGCCTTCTCCGCTGTAGGAACCAATCTCAACGGCAGCACCGTTAGCACCGCTCTCGTTGGCCCACTGGCACAACTTTGCCAAGCCTTCCTGCTGGAAGGCGTCTCGCATTACCGGGACGATCATCCCGTGGTTTGCAAGGTAGGTTGATTTGCTCCTTCGTCAGGAACCATCCCGCCCTGCTGCTCCATTGCCTTGGCTTCTGCCTTGGCTGCATCGCGAAGCTGCTTCTGAATGGCGCGGGATGTGTTCGGATCGACCTGCTCAAGCGCAGCGAGATGTTGCTGCAAGTGTTGCATGAGAACCTGCATGGACATTTGATCCACGGGTTGCTGACGCGCTTGGGCGGCTTGGTTGAATTGGAAAAGAACCTGAATATGGGCCTTGTGATCGTCGGAAGGCTTGATCTGGACAGGGAAGCCGGTGGCGAGCATGGTCGCAATCTCGGTCGCCTGATCCTCGGCCTGATCCCCGGTTCCGGCCTGCGGGTCTTGGTAGAGGCGGCGCACAAGGCTCGGGTCGTCCTGCTCGATGACAGACTTTACCAGTTCGCCCTGATTGACGAACGGATTGTTCAGGAACATCTGCATCCGGGCGACGGCTTTCTGTAGCGAGAACTGGCGGTTGATGAAATCCATCCCGCCCTTCGGCTCGATCGAGTAATCTTCGTGGATACCCTCTGGCGGCATCGAGCCGGTCTCTTCCGCATAGCGGAACATGAGATCCTTCTTGTTGTACTGGACGTAAAGCGCCCAGCTTTGCTTGAAGAGATGGGCCAAGCCCATTCGGAAAATACGATTGCGCAGATCCCCGGAGGCAGCCGCCTGACCCTGCATGGCAGCGATCTCGGTCGCAGTCTTGCGGTCGGCCACCTGATACTGCGAGCCGGCGGCAAAGTCAGGATTGCCCATCCGCTGTTCGGCCAGCATCCGCTCCTCCAGCATCAAACGCTGGAAGTCGAAGGGAGGTTGGCTGAACTGCACCGGCTTGAGACCCTGCGGCAGGATCTGCCCGGGCTGCATTTTCAGGTTCGCCGTGTTTAGGCTTACCGGATTCTGTGCTTCAAAAACAGGGCGGTTGGCAAGCTCAACGTAATCGCTCAGGCTATTCTTCAGCTTGTTGAGCAGATTCTCTCCGGGGAGGAGAATTTCTGCGACTCCCCGTGGGCTATACCAACCTCCCCCGGTTATCTCATAGGGGAAATCCACAAAGGGCGGTTCGCCATGCTTGTAAGGCAGAACGAACGGCTTCCTTACATCTTCGGTGACAACCAGCGGGCTATAAGTCTCGACCTTCCATCCGTCCTCGGTCGGCGTATACATTTCCCAAAGAATGATGCGATCGTTCTCAGCTTCCTGAGTAATTCCCTCGCGTCGATAAATCTCGTCCTGAATCTCACTTCGTAGGCCCACCGATTTGGACGGTTTACCCGAAATGGTTTTAATAAAGTCTTCGTCCTGCTTGTAAAGCGGATTTGCCTTATAGGAGTCGACGCTCGTGGAGATGATGTGAACAATGAAATCGGCATCTTTGAATTCCTTGGTGTACGAAGGTACGATAATATGGAAGGGATCAATCGCCTCGAAGTCAATACGCTTCTTGTCCTCGTTCCAGATCACCTTGGCCACGCCACGTCCGTAGAGCAGGATGTTGTCGATTACGGAAACAATCTCTTTCTGGAAGTTGGTGCGCTCGCGCATCTGGTAATCGAACCAGCGCTCGGCGGAAACGGTCAGCGGGGCAATCTGCTGCCGCATGGGGACAAAGCTGGAAAGGATGTCGTTGCCGATGGCGGAATTGACGAAGGAGGGTTTTAGCTTCTCGATCGCAGTATCGATCAACTGGACGTGCAGGTCAGCGGCGGTAGGCCAAGGCTTGACCTTGCGGCGGACTCCAAAGTACCGGGCCTGATAGAATAGGCGCTGACGGTTCTCCCAAGTCTCGCGCTGGTTAAGAGCCTCGATGATC